GGCGATTCATAATCGTATCTTACAAACAAGTCAGCATTCACAGATGCTTCAGGTGCATAGTTAATAATAATACGCTGAAATGTTTTTCTTATGCCAGCATCACCCATTGATAAGTCAGGTGAACGATACTTGCCTGTAATTACATTGCCATCAAAGTCATTGCCTTGTTCTTGTCTGTACACGTAACCATCATATTCACCGTGTACTACAATGCTATCACCCTCAGATACAATGTAGTCTGTGCAACTTGGACGTATTCCACGAGTATCTGCAAACTCGTATTTATCACCTTTTCTTACACAAATAACACCAGTAGTATTTCCACGTGTAACATTTGAGTTAGAAAAGAAAATACGATACTGTGTTTTATTTGGTATGACTACGCTATCAAACTCATCAACATCCGATAAATCACTGAAGCGTCTTTGTACTGCACGGCTAATTGTACCAAGTTCAACGTCACCAATTCTTTCTGTACCAGCAATTGTTCGTAGTCCATCAGGACCAAGAAACACAATGTCACCAGCAAATTCTTGAATAGTAAAACCGTTTAAACAACCAATTTCTCTGGTAACAGGTTGAACTACAAAGTCAGCAATTGTGTTTCCAACTAATTTAAATATGCGTTCTTCACAGAAAATGTATAGTGCATCACGAAACGGAAACAAACCAGTAATGTTACTGTCTACGTTTAAAGTTCCTGAACCATTTGCAGTATTAAAATCATTATCTGTAAACGGTGAAGAAAATACTAAAGACTGTGGTGTACTAGACATACCAGCAAAAAATAAAGCATCTTTAAATCCCACTACGTATTGTGGGTCAGTAGGTGCGTTTGTAGTATTTATATCTGTTACTGTAGTGTTATCATACTTACTAGCGTGATTTGTACCATCCGCCCAAACAATATAATCTGTTCCACCAAGATTATAACGGAAGAATGTATATTTGCCAGCACCTGTTCTTCCACTGTCAATAGATGTCCAACTACCTGTTGTACCACCTTTGTAAATGCTTTCGCCTCTAGCAGCAAGAATATTGCCTTTAAAGTAAGCAGACATCAATACTTTTTCTGTATCTGATGCTGTGTAAGGTACTTCGTTGCTGTTCCATTTAGTGTAGCCAGAGATACGTCTGTACCCACCACGAATGTCAGGCTCAAAGTTTTGCAGTTCTAATGCCATACCCGGTTGCATAGAAAATGTAGATTGGTCTAATACCAGTCCACCTTCACAGGCAAAGACGTATGGGCTAAGTCCAGATTCGTCTGCCATTTATTATGCCCCCGATGGGAATATGGATGTACCGTAGCGTTGTGACCGTGGTAAATATGTAGAACGTACATAGTCGTAACTATTTAAGTACAGGCTTTGCATTTGTTTAATGCCTTCTTCAAAGCGTGTAAAGTTAATGCCATACTGCTGCGCTTCACCACGATACTGATAGCCGTATGCTGTAGCACCATCTACAATAACTTGACGAAACTGTTCAGGAATAAGCGGCACATCTGTTGCAGCACTCAATGATGTTGGCTTAATATATGCATCATACTTTAATGTATATGCAGCATCTGGATATGGATACAATCCGTAATTATTACTCGGTGTTCTAAACACAAAAATAGGCACACCGCCTACATCACTTGTTGTTTCTTGGTCAATGTACTTATCTACATATTCTTTATAGTCCAGTACGCGAAGGCTTACACCTGCTACGCCAAGACTTTCATCTTTACTAATTCGGAATGTTTCATAGTCTGCATGGTACACTGTGCTATCAAAGTTGTATCGTGCTGTACCTGCGACAAGTGTTTGGCTTTGTTCTGCGTGACTAAAGCCCCATCCAAACTCACGTTGAAAAACATAATTAATGGCATCATTTACCGCATTTTTACATTGTGTTTGAAAGCCTCGCGCACTAGAAAACGAAGCAGCAGTTAGCGATACTTCGTTAAAACGGGCAAGCACTTCATTTGTAATGTCTAAGTATGTATATGCCATCTAAAATCCTCATAAGAATGAGAGGGCAAGTTGCCCTGCCCCCTCACTTATTATTTAGGCAAGTGTGTCACGGTCTACTTCGTCAGCAGTGTGTGGTGCAGTCATGTCAATGACGACAGCCCATACACGTGCTTTACCAGCAGTACCAGTGCCAGTGACAGTTGAAACAACGTCAATGGTATCATCAGCAGTTGTACCTTGTGGTACAGCAGCTTCTGTGATGATGTCACCTACTGAGCCAGCTTGCAGGTTAATTGCAGTCACGATGTCTGCTGAACCAATTGAAAGGTCAGCAACGTGTGCAGATGAACCAGCACAGGCTTCAGTTATTACAGCACCAGCAGACAGTACCAATGAGTTAGCAGGAATGCTAACAGCAGTAACTGTGCCAGATGCGGTAGGAAGGGTTACTTCGGCTTCGTATAAACGTGCGCCTTTAGCAACGGTCTGTGAAAGAGTAGCCATTGTCTAAATTCCCCCTATACCAAGTTGTACTTTGCGTTCACAAGTGCTTCTGGACGAAGAATCTTGCGACCGTAAAGGTGCATACCACGAACGATGTCAGCGAAGCTGTCAGGGTCACGGTAGGTTTCAGTTTTGTTGATTTGCTCTGCAGTAGCAACAGCAGAATCATGACCACCAACCATTAGGCCGTAGTTGGAAGAGTTAGTACCACCAGTTGTTGATGGACCAGTTCCAATTGTAGGCAGGTTGTTGGAAACGTAGATACGGAAACCATGCAGGTTATTTAGAATGAGACCATTCTGTAGACCTGAACCGCCGAAATCAGCATTGAACAGACGTGAGTCTTCATCCATGAGGATTTCTTTGAATACAGGGTCAATAACCAACCAGCGACCTTGTGTATCAACATTCTGTTGGTCTAGCTTACGAGCCATACGAGCAACAATCTGCAGTGCGTTGGCATTACCTGAACCAACTGTTGCAGAAGCTGCGCCGCCAGAACGTGGCTGAATACCAATAGAGTCACCTGCTGAACCGCCAAAGTCATCAGCTTCCAGTTTCATGGAAGACAGAAGTTCGTCAGAACCAGCAGTTGAAACAGCCTTTGAACCGTTAACAGTTGTGTTAACAGCATCTGCATTTGAATGCAGAGCAGACTGCTTGTAGCCTGACAAGTAGCCAAGAACGTCTTGGTCAAACTGGTCAGCAAGGCGATACGCAGCACGGTCACTTGCCAGAGACTGGAAGTTAACGTGTGAGTGTGCCTCTTCAATGTCGTCAACCTTAAATGCAAAGTAGTTAGCTTTGTCAATGGTAAGGCTGAAGTCTTCATCGTCTAGGTCTTGTGCAGTGATTTGTGTCCCACGTGCATAAGCCTGAACTGAGATTTCGGGTTCCTTAATAATCTTAACGGAATCGCCCATGTTTGCAATCTCACCAAAGTAGTCGGAGTTGGTGATTGCTTCGCAAATAGCAGACTTGCGGAAAGCAAGCTGCACCTGTTTGCTGTAGATTACAGGCGAAAAATTACCGTTAGGAAGATTACCATACCCGGCTGCGGTAGTAAAAGCCATGATATATTCTCCTAATGTTGGCTGTTTTTCAGTACAGATGCAAACTTACCAGACTAATCAGAGGCTGATTCACTATGGGTGCGTATCCTATCTAGTTGGCCTACCAGACAATTAACGGGCCATGCTCTTCAGGTAATCCGTAAGACGGTACTGTTTGCGTGGTAGTGTAAGCAAGTAGCTAACCCACTTACACTATTGTTGACTATAGTTATACTTATAATAAACTACTTGTCAACACTTTTTTTATATTATCTGGCAGAACCAGACATATCATAGATAAACTTTCCACTACGGATAGCTTCCATGATTTCATCAGAACGCTTCTCATATTCTTGAGGAGACATTTTCTGAACTTGAGATTCACGTAAATAAGTAGATGCCTCATCACTCTGTGGCTTACTACGTGAGTTACGTGTTTCAACTGATTTCGCTGCATCTTTGCCGTTACTAGGTTTCTTTTCAGTGATACCTTTATCAGCTTTGTACAGGTCAATTGCTCTTGCAGCAGACCTTGCGTCATTGTCATTGTCATACAATGCATCCTGTACCCACTTAGGTTGTTCTTCAGCCCACTCGTGAAACTCATCGCTGTCACGGATGTCACCAAAGTCAGGATGTATACGCATTAGTTCTGCTTCAGCTTTTTCTTTCTTTGCAGACGACTGCATATCATCAATTGCTTTTACACGTTCTTCAAGAGCAGATGATTGCTCTTTAGCTTTCTTGATAGCAATTGTTTCTACGATAGCTGCTACATCTGGGTAATCTTTTGCCCATGCTTCGATGTCCTCATCAGACTTAGGCAGTTTAATTTCTTTACGTGTAGCACTATCTAGTTGCTTCTTGAGTTCATCCAGTTGTGTTTGAAACTCTGTTTCTTTTTCCTGCATGTGTCTGCGCAGGTCACCGTAACGCTTTTTAAATGTCTTTTCTTCTGCGTTAGTTGGTTCAGCTTCTTGAGGTTCTTCTGGTTCAGCCTCTGCTGTACCTTGTTGTTCCTCAATCATCTTTTGTAGTTCTTCTTCTTCCATCTTACGTTTTTCTTCGTTACTGTATTTACGATTTGCAAACGCTACTTTTTTTTGTGGCTGCATTTCTTCAGCCATGATTTCTTCAGACATATATGTCTCCTAGTCTGGGGCTAACCGTATGCCGTGTTAGGGGGGTTAGGTAGCCAGTTAATGTAGTCTATTTATTTCTTAGAAGCTAGACCACCACGCTTCATCTTTTTGGTAACATTGCCACCCTTATTCATAGAACCCGGACCGCCTTGCTTTGAGCCAGCAGTGCTTCCTATTCCAGCACCCATTCCGCTACCACTATATCCACCTTTTTCTGATGCAGGACCGCCGCCACCAAAGTCACGAGAATCACGTGCAGCACTTGGACTATCTTCTCCTCTTCCTAAAGATACACCTGTTTTTGTTTTAGTGCTAGGCTCACTCATATAGTTATTAAAGTCCTGTATTTCTTTTGGAGATAGTTGAGAAAGTCCAAATGCTAATTCGTTTGC